CAACCTCTTTCCCCTGATCAGCTTGCGGCTCGAATCCGGTCCATCTCCGATACACGTGGAAACACCACCGCCTATAGCTTCGACGCCACCCGATGGGATAGCAGCATCACTGAGCAAATTCTTCTGGCTGAACACCGAGTCTCAGATTTCCTGTTCGGAGGCGATCTACCGTCTCACTTTCGACTCGCGGACTTTATGCTTTTATCTACTCCAACTGGCGAGACATACACTGTCGACAACTTTCGCTCGACTGGTCAACAAAATACCTCAATCGGAAACGCTGTTGGCAATCTTATTGTATACTCTACAGTCTGCTTCGAACGCGGCTGGTATCCTGATTATGATTGTCTCTGTGTTAAGGGAGATGACCTCGCGCTCATTGCTCCTTATTGGGACTTTAATGCCGACGACTACATTGAATCGGCTTTCCGCCATTGTGGCATTTCCTTTGAGCTTATGTCTTGCGGCGATGTTGAAACCATTGAGATGGCTTCTTCCATCATTGTCGGCCATCTGGGATCCCGCCAACTTTCAAAGTCCATTCTTCGCTCTTGGTACTCATTGGATTCCGTTGATGATGCTACACTACTGTGGCGCAGACGCCAGCTCGCCTGTTCCAACTTCTACCTTAATCGGCATTGTCCTGTACTGGGTCCTTTCTGGTATTCGGTGCTCCTGCACGTTGGTCTGCCCGGTCGCATCAAGGGATCTATATCGATGGTTGATAGACGTCGTATTGAGGCTGCTCTGCAACACGTCTCCAGCGGATACAACACTCACTTCACAGCAGTTGCTCGCAAAACTTTCCAGCTCCAGACTGGAATTCCGGCTTCAGCTCAACGGCAATTTGAAACTGCTTGTTACGCTGCATCCGACCCTACTTCGCTTGTTAATCACCCCACTTTTAAGTATCTCTCATTCCTTGCCGGAATGAAATGGATTCTTTAATATATTGTTATGTTGCGTAATTATTGACTGTCCACCAGGTATTTTGTAGTCTGTAATTAATCTATCCACGCCCCTCATTTCAATTTATCTATAATCTCCGTCATTCCATCACTCTTGAAAGTTAATATCTTCATTTTCCACAACCATGATTGCCCAAACCCCCCGAAGAAAAGTCGTACCTTCAAAGAAAACAACCGGACAAAGGAAACGGGTCAACCAGCGAAGGAACCGATCCAATCCCACATCCCAACGTGTTGCCGCCGCAACCAACGTCGGAGCAGTGTTTAAGACCCCCTCTAATCGCATATCCTCCCTCCCCAATGGTGTGATATGCGTCCATAATAAAGAGATTGTCTTAACTGTCAATGGAACCGCCGCCGCTGGAGTTATTCCCGCGACCATTCTCTCTTCCGTTGATGTCGGAATCGATGCCGCCTCTTTTCCCTGGCTTGGCAAGTTCGCTGCCCTTTATGACAAGTTCTGTTTCAAATCCTTGAAGATAACATTTGTTCCCACCTTGCCCACCACAACCAGCGGATCCATTGCCATTTACTTCGATTCTGACGACACCTCGGCCGCTGCGACATTTGTTAGCGCCGCCACAAATGAGGCAGCTCTTGTTTGTCCGATCTTCGAACAGAGT